CTATAACCATTGCCAAGCCTCCGCTCAACATGATCTAAGCAATGGAAATCGGTTCCTGAAACCGTGATCGATCATCATAAGCTATTGATATTGCAACAGCTTTTTAATCTTGTGCCTTAAATAGTGCCAATCAATACTCAAGACCGTGTTATCCATAGTTAAGATCAAGGTGGTATCTAGGCCTAGGCTATGGGGGGAAGGCCGGAGCGGCGCGTTAAAAGAAGGGTTGACGGATTTTTGCTAAGAATCTATCAACCCCCCTATCAGCCCCCTACACACCCATGCTAACCTCTAGGCTACCCACATAGCACCTAGTATCAACAAACCGCTGTACGGGGCTGCTAGAGGCCTTTAAATCGATCTAACCTTATGTTGAGCATCTTCAACCTTGGTGAACGCCTCTGCCCACATCTTGCAGATGCCAGATCGCACCACGTCTTCATTGGTGAACTCGATCACTGGAACGGGTAGCTTAAGGGTGTTGATGATCTTCAGAACCGTGGCTAACCCTGACTCACCCTCTAGGTCAGTCTGGCGTATATCCCCGTTGACTATCACCTTAGACCCCTCCCCGATACGAGTGAGGAACATCTTGATCTGGGCGTAGGTAGTGTTCTGCGCTTCATCAAGAAAGATAAGGGCTTTGTCGAAGGTCCGTCCACGCATGTAAGCGATAGGGGCGATCTCTATCTGCCCATCGTGCATAGCCCGTTTGAACTTATCTTTACCCATCCTCTTCTGCATAACCTCGGTAAACGGGACTACCCAAGGGGCAATCTTCTTACCAATGTCACCGGGGAGGAAGCCGTGTTCCTCATCTACACCCACTGCTGGACGTGTGAGGATGATCTTATCGATGTCTCCAGAGAGGAGTAGATCACACGCAACAGTGGCTGCAATGAAGGTCTTACCCGTACCAGCTGGACCAAGGGTAAACACTTGTTCACCAGTCTCAATAGCTCTGATGTAGTCAGCTTGACGTCTGTTAAGAGCTTTGAGAGGCTCAGTGTCAGGCTCTTCTCTAGGCTTACGTAGGGACTCTTCTAACCTGTTATGGATGTTAAAGGGGCGCTTATGGCGCTGTGAAGACCTACTATCTCTACGAGACGAACGCCCCACTATGCAGCACCCTGCAAATAGCTCGCTCCTCGTTCAAGCTGATACATACTGATTGAATCGGGACCAAAGAACTCAGTGATAGTTTCCATAACAACATCAATGTCGAAGTCTTTACACGAGAACACATCGATGTATGCTTCACCAGTAGCATCAACGAAGTGAGCGCAGATGTTAGATGTCTCAATCAGTTGAACCAAGGTATACCCAGCCTTACTAGGGTCATGCTCTGCAAAGTGGACTACAACAGGTTCACCATAGGCCTTCATGTCAATACGTTTGACTAGCTCTTTGGAGAAGGCTTTGATGTTGTCTCCATTGGTAATCCTAGTCTTGTCACACCCACCACAGTCAAAGGCTGAATGATATCCCCAAATGTATTTCTTATTCGTCATTAAATAAACCTGTTTACGCCCCATGAGGAGCTTAACGCCCGAATACCGGGTTCCAATTATTGTTTGAATGTCGTCTACCGACAGCGTGTTCTAGGAAAGACTCAATCTCCTTATCCATAGCGTCTGCTCTCTCTCTCGCAACACCTCTGTCAGCATCTTGAGCCATGTTCTCAACCCAGTAGCTAACAGCCATAGACAGTGCGTCTAGTCTGTCGTCATGCTTCAAGGCTCCACGATCATTGGAGATACGAGTGAGTTGGTAGATGAGGGTCTTGGTGTACTTGTTATCACCATCATAAGCCTGTGCTGTCCTGTAGTCATCCTCCACAACCATTCTGTCAAAGATCAGTTTGTGTCTGTTCATAACAGGTTCAATAGTGTCGATGATGCGTCTCTCCTTCTGTTGAGAGTGTTTAACCTCTTCGATAGCACAAGGGTGAACCTTGGAGATCACAGGGGAGAACAGGGAGGTGTACATACCGTCACCAAAGTTAGCCTCGATGATCACATGGTTGACACTCTCCTCTTTGGCTATGTGAGCCAGCTTCTGGAGGGTAGGCATGTCGTATCCACCGGGTAGACCACCACAACGCCTCACATAGAGGAAACCGTTGAGCATCTTCACCACTGCATACCCTGTCTCGTCCTTACCTCGACCACTAGGGTCAATGGACATGACAGTGCCAGTGTATTCAGCAAACTGGTCTGAATGGACAGCAAAGGTGTAGAAGCGATCTCCAGCCATAGCAAGGTTAGGTAGGTCTTTGAGTTCACGCTTCTGGTCAGGCATCCAGTCTACCTTCATGGGTGCCTTGTCTGTTGGTACATCCATGACAACCAAGTCCCTAATCTTCAGGGGGAACCTGTCAGTATCGCTTAGTTGTGTGTTCAACATGAACTGCAACTGGAAGCCAGAGCGTCCATACTCAGCTTCACGTCCTGCTAGATCAAGGTCAGTGAAGCGTTCAGGATCAGTAGTAGTACCAGCCTCTCTAACCTCTGTTAGACGAGTGATGTACGGGGCTAACCCTGATCCATACTTGTCAACCTCGGTGTCTGAAGGTACACGAGCAGGCCATATCCTAAGCTCAAAGGTCTCAGGTAGCTTGTTGTAGATAGAATCCTCAGTCTGGGGAGTGCCAAGATAGATGATCCTAGCTGTCAGAAGAGGCTTGAGGATGGCTGAGAACTCCTTAGTCCTCTCTAACAGCTTCTCACGCATGTCAGCAGTGGCTGAGTTGTTCAATACCTCCACGTCATCTGCGATGATCTCGTCAGCGCGTGAACCTGTTAGCTGACCTGTGATACCCACACTCTTCACAGAGGGAGACTGGTCAGCCATTGCTGGAGCTACGTCAAACTCGATCCTAGAGTTACGCTGTTCATCCTTTGGACGGAGGTGAGCGAGGATGTCCATCTCTTGAATGAGACGCATCGTAAAGGTTGAGAAGGCGTCTGCACGGGACTTACTGGCTGACACCACAAGGAACTTCAGCTGGGGATTGCAGTAGAGCCTCCAGAGGACGTAAGCAGCCGTAATGAACGACTTGCCTACGCCTCGGAAAGCCTCAATAGCGATCTTTGTAGGACCGTGTTGGAGGAAGTAAGCAATGTCATATTGGATAGGGGTTGGGTCAGGTAGACCAATGTGTTTCCAAACTACAAAGAGGAACTTCCTGAAATCAGCTTTCAGAGGATCAATCAGTTTACGTATTCCTCATCGTCAAACGTAGGCAAAGACGCAGCTAACATCCCTAACGGGTTGTCGCTTGTAGCTACCGCTTCAATACCATTGTTCTGTAGAAACTTGATTGCAGCGTTCATATCGGCTGGAGTAGCCTCACCACTGTTAATCTTGTCTGTAAGAGCTTGTGCAACTAGCTTGTGAAGCTCTCCTAACGTGTCTTCTGATGCTCGTTTCTTCATTTAATTACCTTGGTCCTAATGCTATCCAAGGGGTTGCCTTGGCAATCAAGGCTCCCACAGTGGATGCAACGCCAGCCACGAGTAAGAGTGTTTTCCACCCACCTTTGGCTTGGCTCAACACCTCTTTGATCTCTTTGGTGTCTGCTCTAACTTCGTCAATGATCTTTTTAAGGTACTCCACCTCAGTTTTGAGGATGGCAATCTGCACTTCTGGAATCTCAGACATTACACACAGCCTTCCAGCCAGCATTGTGTTGCTTAACTTGCTTGATTGTAGGGGGTGTATCCTTTGCTGACCACGTAATCGGGGGGAAAGAGGTACAAGTGAGACTACTTCCGCTGGAAACCGTCGTCATCGAGCAGCCTGCCACGGTCAGACTCAGTAGTAGAAGTGTTCCTAGCGTTATTAGCGCGTGTGATGGCATCTTGGGTGTCCTCCAAGGACTTGAGTTTATGTTTACTGGTCGCATCACCCCGCCCTTTCCCGTAAACGGCTAGGAGGACTGTGAAGACAAGGCCAATGATGGCTATGAGTTTGTTAAAAGGGCTAATGAGAAGGGAGAGCATCGTCAGACACCCTCCTGTTCAGACTTCTTGATACGTTCCATGATGATGTAGATAGCAGCGAGTACAGATACCACTCCCAACCCAATGATTAACCACTGAGGTGGGATGAAGGAGGCTGTCTCAACCACATCTGTAGTCAACTGCTTACCAGCAGAGGCCACAGCAGCCACACCAGACACGCCAGCAGCTAGGTTAGTCGTTGATGACAAGGCTGACTTGCCTTTACTTAGGTCAGCCCCGTTCACAAAGTGGTCATCAGTTTCGTCAAACCCAAAGGTGAACATCTTGCCCTCCTCTGCACGCCTTCTGACCAAGCCTTTTAAGACCTTGCCGTTAGCTCTGTTGTACAGGGCTAGCTTTGCAGGCACTAGGTCGAACTGGCGAGCATTGACGCACCTGAGTACAGATGACTTCTGGAAGTTACCCGGCCCTACGTTGTAGACGAAGCTAACAAGGGCAGAGAATTGTTCATCAGTGATTGGAGTTTTAACAGCAAAGCGAACATGGTTCTCAAAGGTCTTGAGATCACGCTTGAAGGTGTCTTCAGCATATTCCTTGGTAATCACCATGTCAGGTGTGACCTTGGGCATACCAGCGGCAGACGTGTGTCCATAGCCGATAGTCCAAGGTTCACCTTTGGTAGCTGGGTCAGGATATGCTCGCAGACGTAAGCCTTCATGTGCCTTGATTAGCTCAAAGCCAGCTTGGGTTAGCCTGTTCATTCATTAACGCTCGCTGCGTCAGGTGCTTCAGGCCACACGATGTTAAACGGGTCAGCCTGTGTAGTGATGTCTCGCAAGGCTTGCCTGTATGTAGACCACACCAAGCTGTCTACAGGGGCATCACTAAGCTGCGTCCAGTCACACTCCGCTAGACGCTTGTTTCGATCAGTGCGTATAGAGGTCCACTGGTCTTCATCACGCTTGGTAAGGAAGGCTTGCTCTTGTTCTACACGGGTATGCAGTACACCATCCTCATCAGTGTAGTCAGAGAACAGTGGACGTGTAGACCATTTCTCAACCCAGTTACCCAAGCTGTCTTGGACAACACCGTCTGCATAGACAGTTTCCAACAGGCTTGGAGTAGGTTGAGGAGAGGGTAATATAGGATCAACGCCAATAGCGTCACAGGTAGATGCGTCCCAAACAGCAGGGAACGAGGTGAAAGGATGTAAACCCCTCACCTCGCCCTGTGTCAGAACCGCACCCGTAGAACGGATACGATAAAGCATTTGGTTGAAATTCCCTTCTCGCCTTTGAAATCAGGCAATAGCTAAGTAAATATAAGAACCACCAGAGGCGTTAATAGCTGCCGGGGCTGATGAACTAATTTCAAACCCAGAGCTAACAGGGTCTATGTAGTCGGTGCCGGTGACTTCCGCAGCCGTGCTGTTGAGCAACAAATACGGATCATTACCGGCTACAATCCCGCGTGCGGAGTCCCAGACGTACCAGTCGCCTGTGCTGTCGGTGCGCTTGATAAGCACGAACCTTGAGCCACCTGTGAACCCGCAATTGATCTGTAGCGTTGTGCCGGTGCCGGTGTATGAGCCAACTTTGGACACGCCTGCGACTGTGGCGAAGAGGTAGGCGACTACGGTTGCGCCTCCAGAACCCGGAAATGTTGTTGTAAAAGTTGTAGATGTAGCTGCCGAAATAGCCGACGCAGCAATAACAGCGTCGGTTGCGTTTAGATTTAGCCGTTGACTAAAACCTAGAGCCTGAGAATATACGTTCCAATTTTGGGCAGAGCTTCTACCTTTAAGAATAACAAGCTCGGGCGTGACGCCTAAATTATGGGATATGACTACAGAGCCAGATGTGTAGGTATAGCAAACCACATCAAAGAAGCCGGGGGCGCGGCGATACAAATAGTTGAGCTGCGTTGTAGACCCTGAAAACCCATATATCTTTAGTTGCAATTGAGAAACCTGCCAAAGATAACCACCAGTTGCTTCTGCGTTGGTGTTGTGCGGGTTTAAGTAGCGGCTATTACTTGCAGAAGTTGACAGCCCTTGAAGGCGCGAAATTGCGTCCCAGTCACCCGCCCCAGAACGGTTGTAGCGAGTAAACGCAAAGTCCATTGGGAACGATGTGTTTACGTTTTGCCCAGTAGTTGTGCTGCCATCTCCCGCATAGGTTAAGGCTTCAAACACCTTCGTCGCATCAGTCGGCACCCGCATCGGGCCACGGCGGATGGCGATGTAGATGAAAGTAGCACTAGGAACGTAGCTAACCACAAATCCGGTTGACGTGATCTTTATATCACCCGTATTCGGATTTTCCGCATCAGTCGTATTTGGTTTTAACCTCGCTGCGGTAGAGCCTGACCCGGTAGCGGGCATCCCGCGCATGTTGTCAAACATAACCCAGTCGCCGTTTGTCGCACTGTCAGTACGTTTGAAGATAACAAACTGCGGCTCGTATCCAAGCGTTACCGTTGCGTTAGCACTGACATCAGTAGTAAACGTCCCGCACGAAATCACATTGTCCGTGCCGGTCAGGCCGAAGCCTCCTGCGTTGTGGGCGAATAGGTATGCGACGTAGGTTCCGCCAGATGCGTTGACATCTGTATCATACCCAAGGGTAAAAACAGTGGATGTTGGGGCTGTATCGTCCCAATATCGGATGTTAGTTAAAGCGGCATTTGTAGCATTTAAGAATAGGGTTTTTGTGCCTCCCAACGAAGTGTGGAAAACGTGCCACGCACCAGTAGCATCTGTTCTTTTCACAAACATGCAGCCGGGGGCGCTTCCAAGATTGTGGTTGATGTTTAACCCAGCAACACCCGTGCCCGTATACGTCACAATATCAAAGAACTTCGGCTGCTTGCGGAAGGTCCAAGAGGCGTAGTTGTAGCCACTGTAGGTTAATTGACCACCGCCGCTTGCAAAGTTAGCACTGAAGCCTGAAGACGATGGTGTTATATAATCAAAGCTTGTTGTTTCCTGCACACCTGACGTATTTGTATGTAACGCTCTAGCATTTCCATTCGAGCTGCCTCGAACAGTATCATAAACTTGGTGAGCGGTAGCGGCGTTCCTTGCCTTGAACCACACCATTCCGCCCTTACCGGACAGGTCGATACCGTTATTAATAGTGTTCGTTACAAAGTCGGTTGTGGGCGTGTACAGGTACGTCGAGAACACGTCTTCAACATAGTTAGCAGCTAGGGACGTACCGCCAGCAGCACTCATTAGTAT